TAGTATAGAACTTTAGCAAAGAGAAGAGTTTTTATTTCATAAGTATTCTCATCATTTCCAGGGTAGAGATAATTTATAATATGTGAAAAAGAGATAGCAAGTTCATCTGGACAAACTTCATCAATTTTGCTTATATCGTTGTTTTTATTATCTACATAGATGGCAGATATGAGCACAGCAAGTTCTTCTACATTTTTAAGTACTTCTGCTTCATCTTCTTTCTCAAAGACACCGAACATAAACATCATTTTGTCTTCTATGTGGGACATTCTTTCTCTTATTTTTTCAAAATCTTTATGCATGGCTCTCTGTTTGAAGTCCTTGTTCAAGCATATTAATTGTTTCTACAAACAGATTAAATCCATTAAGGTAAGTAAAGTAGATTATCGTAGCGAATGTAGAACTTTTGATAAGATCAGAATCCGGGATAGAACTGTCGATATCTTCTTCAAGAACCTGGGACATTGCTATTACAATATCTTCAATTGGGAGATCTTTGTAAGTAGGAAAAAGTATCATAAATCTTGAACAAAGATGTAAGATAAGTCCCTCAATATCATCAAATAGTTTATCTTCATCAAGTGTGGAGAGATTTTCCACTACTTTTGTGCAATGATCTCTCATTATATCTGATTTTGAAAGTATCTTTTCAAAATCCTTGTGCATTTCTTTCATAAAAGTTTTTATTTAAATTTTTTATCTATAAATGTTATACCTCTTTTATGCCCATCGTTTCAAGGTTTTAAAAATATGAGAGGCTTACAAAAGAATGTAAGCCTCCCACTTGTTGTACTTCATATAAACATTAAAGATTTAAAGATCTTCAAGATCATCAAGACTAATGTCTGAGAAATCACTATCAGAAGTACTTGTTTCTGTGTGAGACATTTGAGTAGAGCTCTCTGCCACAGTATCAAATGACATTTCTTCAACTTCAATATTTTCAGCATCACTTTCCAAATTGTAATCTTCTGTAGTAGTTGTGGCTACCCCAGTAGAATTTGAGAAGTAAGGTTTTCCATATGCTTGTTGATAAATTGAATTAAAGAGTTTTGGATCATCTATAAGAGATTTTACAATCTCTACATATTGTTCCTCTTGCCCAGGTGTCCAGGGTTGATATTTTACTTTATCCAGGTCTGGAGCAGTGCTTAGGTAATCAAGGATTTTTTTCTTGTTCTCTGGTGTAGGGTCTTCAAGAACCTCTCCACCTATAGAAATACCCGATCTGTCATCAAGGAAGTATGAACTTTCATAAGAAGTAATATTTCCTGTTTCAGTTGGTTTTTCTTGCATAATAAGTGCAAAATTCTTACCTTTGAAAACATCTTGAACAATACAGGATTTCTTACCGATTGAAAGATTCTCTTCAAGTTGATGATCAATTTTCTCCTTGATTTGTTTAGAGAATCTCATAATAAGAATCTTACCCTCAAGTTCTGGTTGATGTTCATCTTTAATTACCTGTACCAGTGCCCAGTAGTAGAATCTTCTTGTAAAATGTCTACCAATTGCTTTATAAATCGGATTTGTAAGTTTATTTAGGGTCATTTTTGCAACACTCATAATGTTGTTGTTATTCCCTGCATTACTTGGACAATCTACTTGAATTCTGGCATTTGGATTCTTAGGATCTGGAAGAAAGTAAATGTATTTTCCAATAATATTACCTCCAACTGGATCTTTTGGATTAGGTAAGAATCTGATAATAGAAGAATATTTTTTATTCTTCTTTGCAAGTTCCCCAGTTAGTCCTACTTGATAAAGATCTGGATCTTTTTGAAATTCGCCAGATGAACCATGTTCACCTGCTACTACAAAATTTTCTTCTTTAAGGTCGAAGATTGAATTTACATTTTCTGACATGTTTTAAATATTTAATGTTTACAAAAATAATACACCTCGAGGAATGGAAATGTTTCAAAAACAGACTTCCAAAGTCATTACAACTTTGGAAGTTTAGGTGTTTTTGGAAGTTTAGGAGAAGAAAGAGAAGAGTAGTTCGGCATTTTAGAATATTGCTGTTTCTCTTGCTCTTTCTGTTTCTTTTCTTTCTGTTTCTCCATTTGTATCCAAGTATCGATAAGATCTTTATATTCAAAATATCTCATCCTCAAAATGGAATCTGGAGGTATGCTCTTATGCAGGATCAGATACTGAATGCATTGAGCGAGATTTCCTAAGTTTATCGAAAATATTCGACAGATTGAAGAGTCCCTTGTACCCTCCTCGAAAGTTGATCGGTACTCGTACCTGTAAGGCACTTTCCCCCTCTCCAAAGTTTACAAGAATAGTATTCTTAATTCCAAGATTGATCTTTTCTTTTACTTCTGAAATAAGCATATGTTCATCATAGGTAAAAGATTGATATTTTTCATAAAGTGAAGAAATATATTTGTCCTTATCATCAAGAAGTCTCCAATCTTTAATCATAAATTGAACAGTTTTGATGAAGTTTTCATTAATGAATCCTTCTCCTTTCTCTTTCTTTTCAGCCTGTCTACGAACATATTCTCCAATATACTCAGTTACACCTATTGTAGGAACATAGAGTTTGATAGGTGCAGAGAAACTCTCATCCTGAAAGACAAATCCTCTTTCATCTTCATCGTAGAAAGCCATGATATCTTCATCTATTGAGTGGTAATCGAATGAGTCATTGTTTATTTCAATCTCTACGACAGCCCCAGTTTTTGGATTTGTAACAGATTGAGTAAGTTTAACTTCTCTCTGTTGTGCTTTCATTGTAATATCTCTAAGAGCAAAAATATAGAAGATTTTATCTATAACAGAGATATCTTTATAACTACCAGTTTTTCCATTTACCTGTACTTTTATACCTCTACTTAGAATGAAATTGATTTTCTCATCTATATCAAGGATAGAAGATTCATTCATTTCTGAGTAGTATTTCATCTCTTCTACATTTAAACTTCTAATAGAAGAAATGAAAGATTTAGGACAAAATAGACCTTTACTTGGAAGTTTGCTTTCAGAGTCCAAGACTGTATATCCAAATCCAAGACTGCCAAGTTTAGGCTCTACGGATGTATTTTCTTTAACTTCTTGAATAGAAGTAGGCTCTTGTACCTCGCCATCAAGGAGAGCATCTCTTCCTGTATTTTCTGTATTTTCTGACATAAGATTTTAATTTTTATAAAGTTTTTAATTCACTCCTTCAACTGAACTTAGTTCAAGGAATTTTGTAAAATAATAATTTAAGATTTCTACAAAGACATTTGTTTCATCTATCGGATTTTCATCTCTATCCTGAATTGCTATTTCAAGTTCAGATTTGAGCCTAACAGTCATTGTAGTTGAAGAAATTTCCTCTCCTTTCTTTGAAGCGAATACAAGAAGCGAATCTGTTACAGCATCAAGCATTCTTATCTTCAAATTTTTAAGTGAGACTTCTTCTGGATTAGTAACTTCCTGAGACATGTAATCTTCAAGTAGTTCTGCTTTTAGTCTTTTAAGTGTATCTGTTACCATTGTAAATATAAAAGGTTTTAAATATTAAATATACCACCATCTTTTGAGTTTATATCAGAAAAGTTTATCTTGTTTCCATTTCTGGTAGGAACTGGATGACAAGTGTTAAAATACTTGGCATATGCATTTCTGATTATACTTGTTACCATATTGAAAGATGGTGGACTCGGTTCAAATTCAAGATCTACTTCTTGAAGTCCTAAGTGAGTTTTAAGAAGATTTTCATCTATTCCAAGAACTTTCATATGCATAGAAATAGGACTCTCTGTTCTATGACTTATGTTCATAATGTTCATTTTCATAGTCACTTTATGTAAGGAAAGTTCAAGATAACTTTCATGTCCCTCTCTCATTACTTCAAGTAAAAAATCAAGACTTTTATTAATAGTATCTCCAATCTCAAATTCTCTTTCTTTTTCTACTTTTTCTACTGCTGTATATTCAAAAATTTTATCATTAATATAAAGCAGAATAGTATCTCCTGGCATAAAATTTCTTGCAAATTTGAGTTGTATAAGTGGACAATCTTTAAAATTCTTAATACCGTACTGAAGAATATCTGCTACTGCAAGTCCAATAGCATCTTCTTTATCCTGCGTATAATTGAATCTGTAAAGTTTACTCACTTCATTACAATGCAAGTATATCAGATCGATGAGTCTCTGAGTAAATTTACCATGTCTCTTGGCATCAATCATTAGATTGTGATATTCTTCTTTTTCAATATAATTTGCCATAAAGAATATGAAAGTTTTAAATTATATCTTCATCTATTGAAAGTCCACAAGTAGTAGTAATTACAACTTTAAATCCAGAAACTGCATTCTTGATTACACTTTTATTTACAGAGAATGGCTCTATGATTTTAGCCTCTCTCAGAGAACAAAGTTCTCCAGTAAGTACATTGTAACCTGTTTCAAGATCAGATGTATAACCCTCCTGAAAATGTGAAATATCTTCACTGTCTCCTACATTTGTACGGATAAGAATTTCAAGCATTTTTCTAAGTGCACCTTGAAGAGTTTTTATAGCAATTTTTCCACTTGGTGTAGTGCAAGTGTCCATCATTTCATCAAGTTTATCTGCTGAAAGAACATAACTTTTACATGCACCATAAAGATAACCTCCTGTAATTGCTACCTTTGTACTTTCTATTGCATCATCTATTCTATCTCTAAGTTGAGTCATTTCAGCCTCACTATTTGCATGTAAGTAAAGAATAGAAGCACCACCTGTAAGGAATGAAAGCCTCTGAGAATATGTTTCTTTAAGAACCTCAGTCTCTGCAAATTCTTTGGCTTCTTTAAGAGAAGTAATAAGAGTTTCAAATTCTTTTGTAGGTTTCTCATATGTAAGAGTAGTGTAATTTCTTTGGATAGTAATATTTTCTATTGTACCCAAGTTCTCTATCTTATCAAAGTCAGAAAGTTTAATATCCAGGTCTTTATCTCCAAGAGTTGCTCCTGTAATAGTTGCAATATCTGAGGCAATAGTCGACTTGTCTACTCCATACTTAGGAATTTTAATTACACAAACTTGAAGTCCATTTTCTTGCTTATTCTTTATAAGGTCTACAAGAACAGCAGGTGCAATGTCTGAGCAGAAAATTACAAGTGGTAGATTTTCAAGTAGACAATATTGTGTAACATTTTTAATTTCTCTAAGTGTACTGATTTTATGATTAGTCACAAAGATTTTTGAATTTTCAAATTCTATCTTTCTTCCAGAAGACATTTCTGTAAAATGCAGGGAAGCAAATCCAGATGGAATTTTTACACCTGTTACTCCTGTAAAGTAGGATTCTCCTGTTGTACTTTCTTTGATGTCTATAACTCCCTGTGCGCCTACTTTATGAAGAAGACTACCTATAAGTCCACCTATTACAGAGTCATTATTGGCAGATATAGTAGCAATAGACCGAAGTTCTTCTTCTGATGTTACATTAAGTTTAATACTTTCAAGATACTTAATAATAAAATCTGTGGCATCAGACATAGTATTTAAAAATTCTCTTTTATTGATATTTGTATCTTGCGTACAGATCCTGTATGCTTCTATAAGAGATTGAAGAAGTATACTTACAGAAGTTGTACCATCTCCACTTTCTACCATTGTCTTATTACAGATATCTTTAACTATCTGACTACCCATATTTTCTACAGGATCTGAAAGAAATATAGACTTTGCAACTGTTACACCATCTTTTGTAATATGTGGAAGAAAGTTGCCTCTATCTATAATAACATTATCTCCATTTGGTGCATATGTCTTTGCAATTGCTGTGCAGGTTTTCTTGATTCCAGAAAGAAATCTTTCTTGGAAGTCATCATCAAGGTGTATCGATACTGATGTTCTCATATATTTAAAAAAATTAGTATATTAAAGGTTTATTTTAGCGATTACAGTCTCTGGAGAGATTACAACATATTCTTCATCTTCAAAGAATACAGAAGTTTCTCCATATTTGTCAAAAATGACAAAATCTCCAGGCTCAAGTTCTTTTATTCCCTCTCCAATAGAAAGTATAGTACCTGTTGATTTTTTAGTAAGTGAAGAATCTGAAAGCATAAGTTCTCCCATGTGAGTATCAGATTCTTGTCTTTTTACAAGTATTCTCTTTCCAAGTGGAAAAATCTCTCCTGCTTTCATTTTTCCAATCAAAGATGTGAAATCTACACAAATGTACTCCTTATCATCTACTGTAATAACTGTAATTTTTGTAGAATCAAGAATTACGAGATCTCCAACTTCTATAAAATGGGGACAGGATTTTCCAAGTTGTAAAACTGTACCTGAACTTCTTGGAGCAGAAGATGAAGCACTAAGTGAAAGTTCTCCTATGTGAGTATCATTTTCTGATCTTTCTATAAGTACCATGTTTCCCAGTACTTCTATGTTCGATATTTCAATGTCCATTATTTCTTTGTTTTTGATATATATAGCATTTACATAAAAATTTTAAATATGGAAGTATATGAAAGAATTAAAAATTTAGCATTAAATCTTCAGGATACAACATATTTAGAAGATTTATCAGAAAATGAAAATGAAAATTTCCAGGCAAATAAAAATACAATTATTAAAGCAATAAGAAATAGAGAAATACTGGGAATCTATTACGAAGATGCAACAAATTCTGGGAAAGTTCTTGCTGGATTTAGACTTGTAGAGCCATATGCATATGGCAGAGGTTACTTGGGAAGCGAAAGACACAAAGATGATGAATACCTTAGAGTTTTTGTAATAGCAGATACAAGATATTACAAAGGAGGTAAGAAGTTCTCTATGAGAAGAAGAAGTGTATCGAAAAGTGATAGAAGAGGTGGATGGAGACTTATGAGAATTGATAGAATTAGAGATGTCTATTCTACTAAAAAGAAATTCAGTACTAAAAGAGAAGAATATAATCCTGCTGACAAACTTATTGTAAATATCATAGTAAGTGCAGAGCCTAATGCAGGAAGATTTTAAAAAATGAAAGATGTATGATTAGGATACCTGCTCCTGTAAAAAGTATACCGATTATTGCTCCCGAGTGGGGAAAGCCTGTAGAAACTGCCATGAATGACAGTTCCACAGCATGGTCTATCTCGGTTACTATTGGAGATACTAAATATCTTCTTGGAGGATTTTCAAGTAAAGAAGATATACAGAGATATAAGAAAATGGCAACTACCCTCTATCATGTCCAAGTTACAACAGAAGAGGGAACAGTTACAGATAGCAAAAGTTTTACAGGACTTGCTGATGCTGAGAAGTATTATTCTAAACTTCAAAAAGCAGAACTTAAAAGAATAGATGATCTAAACAATCAAATGCTTGAGGATTCAACTGCTAAACTTGAAAAACTTATGCAAGTTGAAGAAATCACAAGACAGGATCTGCTTGAAAATCCAGAAGAAGTAGATGTTCTGGCTATCAAACTTCAACATAGAAGCACTTTTGAGGCTAAGAAAGTTGCTTTCACCACAAAAGCCAAAGTCTTTTTACATAAAGCCAGTACATTTCTTTTAAGTGGAAAGAAGATACCTCTTGAAGATCATTACTTAAAAGATAAACTTGAACTTGACAGTGATAGACTTTCTAATATCTTTATGCAACTTGATACAGTGAATAGAGCCATATACAACATCTCTGAAGATATGGAAGTAAGTGGTGGCAATTTTTCAAGTAAGCAGTATGAAGCACTTGCTCAACTTATCAGACTCAGTATGGATATTACAAAATATCAAAATGAGATTACAAAAGAGATAAGAAGTTATATCTTGGAAATTAAAGATTCACTTGATGATGATACAGAAACCATAGAATATGAAGAAGTGAAGACAGCAACAGGGGGACTGGCTACCAGAGATAGAATGCAACTTCTTCATGAACTTAATTTACACCTTAAAAATAACTCTGAACTTATACCGATGAGTAGCAATCCTAAACTTCAAGATGAGAATGATCCAACTCTTGGAAGTGCTGTAGAACTTGTAGATAACAAGAGTGAGGAAGTAGATGATGAGCAGGCAGAAAATCCACTTGAAAGTTTCTATTAAAAATAAACTGACATTTTTTATAAATACCCAAAGAGAAAGCGTTTCTAAAGTACATATTCCAAAATTTCAAATATTATGGATAACCACTTAGAAACGCTTCTTCTATATCCAGGCTCTGAGTACTCAGAACTTTATAATCTCCTGCCTCGTGATATGGGTATTTTACAGAAGCATAATTTAATACTTCAAAGGAATGCAAAGATTCCAGTAACAAATATACCAGAGATTTCAACTGAGGAATTTGTATCTCTTGTGCAGGATTTTCTTGATATAGATGTTATACCTAAGGAAAATGTTACAAAAGATGATCTTCTAAGAATCTTACTTGGAACACAACAAGATACAGGAGTAAATCTCTTGGATACACCAGAAGATCTCATTTATCTTTCTCCATTTGAAAGAACATCAGTGCAGGAGAGTCTACTTGAAAATATAGGAGATATTCCTGCTTCTATCAGAACTAATATCTCTAAGAGAAGAGAACTCTTTAAAAACTATATGAAATCTGCAAAGATAAATCCAGAAGTTCTTAACCATATTATTAGTACAGAACTGGATAAAACAGATCTTGATATTCTTTCAAAGATGGCAGGTCTTGAGTACTCTCAAAGTAAAGCAAAAGATCTTTATGACTATGTTATCAAAAATCCACTTAGTTCTACTGCAGAAGTTATTCTTGGAACATATGGAGTAAAAGGATATACAGATATCAAACTTGAAAATCTAATAAGTGAAGGAGTTTATCCAAAACTTAAAGGTGGATTTATTTCTATTGTAGAAAATGCAGTATATTACAACTTGCATGGTAGTTACTTTAAAAAAGAACTTTAATATGGATTTACAAAATAAATTTATAAATTTGCACCGTAGCATATATCAAAGGACTGATATAGAAAGCATAATAAAAGATATCACAGAACTTGGTGCACAGGTAAGCACTTTAAGTACTACGCCTGAAAAATTATATCAAATGTCATCAGGTTTATCTGTAAGATGGTATAAAAATGGTACTTGTCTAATTTATAAAGAAAATACAGGAATGATCTATGGCGTAGGACTTAGGAGTATAGATAAAGTATATGTCTGGTATTGGAACACAGAAGTAGGTAATGAACTTGGAGGAATTGGAAATACAAGATTTATTCCAGTTGCGATAAATTCAAAATATCTTTCTATGATGAAGATGGCTTCTGAACTTTTACCAAGTAAAGATCTTTCAGATGACAGTATTTTATCTGTAGCAAAGAAATACACAGAACTACCTTGTACTATATCTGGGCTTTTAATGTCAAAAGTAATACTTCCTACTGAAAAAGGTTATAGAGTAAATCCAAAGTACCTATTTGAAAGAAAGATAGACAGTTTTACTAAGTATGTTACAGTAGATGGTCTTCATAGCATTACTGACAGAAAGAATATAGTACTTGAAGACATCAAATATGAAAAAGAAGATGTAATACTTTTTACAAAAATAGGAAATAAGAATATAAAGGTAGTTGTGGAAAATGGATTTAAGTCCATGCCTACTCCTTTGGTAGTTAAAGAAACAATCGAAAAATTTTATAATTTAAAATAAACCCAATATGACAAATAGAGAACGAATAGTAGGTCTACAACATGATTTTATAAGAAAATCAGAGATCCTAATTAAGAAAGAAGATTATGTCGGCTTTAAGAAAGAAGCCGAAAATTATATCGATCGTATAGAAGATTTAAACAGCGATATAAATGCGAAAGATTTAAAAAATAGGATTCTTACAAAGATTGATAGAGTAAAAACAGAATCACAGGCACTTCAAATGCTACATGCTTTATTGTCTGATATAACAATTCTTAGTATAAGTGAATCTGATGAAAATACCAACTTATATGAAGTAAGTGGAGAATTTGAATATAATGTCAAATTTAACTTTGGTAGACTTAGAGATGATGTTCTTGATGATTTCGATTTGATGAAAAAGAAGCAGATTGACTTTCAAAAAGAACATTTACAAAAGGCTTTAAATGGAGAAACTCAGGCTCAGGATATCTCAAAGGAGATAATGGATATTATAAAGGATTATGAACACAAAACAGAAAGTTTATATAAAAGATTTAGAGATGATATACAAGTAGACTGTGAAAATTTTATAGAAAATCTATATGATATTTACACTGGAAATGCAGATAAAAATAAAGCGAAAGATTTTGCTAAAAGATTTATATCAAGAGGATTTTCTGATGTACAAGAAATAGAAAGAAATCTGATATACAAGACCAACATGGAGATGAAAAAGGTGTCTATGGAGTCATACAAAAATCTGATAAGTAAGCCATTTACTGGGAGAGATATTGATACACACATAGGAGAACTTATTAGTTTTTATGAGGGCAGAAGAGAAAGAATCGAAGGATTTTTTGATCTTGGATGGAAAAAGGTAAAGAAAACCGCTGAAAATTTCATAAATGAATTTGGTCTTGATGTTGTTTATCTAAATGAAAATCATTTAAATGAAGACAGAGAATCTCTTGAAAAAATTAATGGGGTATTTGATACTTTTAAGGGAGAAGTAAATGAACTTCTGAAAGACTACGAAGATGATATGAAAGACAACTTCGAAGATGAATTTAAAAAACTCTTGGAGAAGTTGAATAACAGATTCCATGATATAATGTCAAGTGATGATTATGTTGCTTTCGATAAAGAAGAGAAAGTAATATCTTCTATGTTTATAGACTTCTGTGATGAACTTAATGTGGTAGTAGCAGGATGCCTTAATGCTTTCAAGAGCAATTGTATCAATGCTTCTAACAGATTTAAAGCAGGAATGAGAGATGTTCGAAGTCTTACAGATAGAGAAGTTGATGAGCAAGGTGTAAAAAGATTTATTGATTCTATTTTGACTATGGTTAAAAATATAGAAAGAAGTAAATCATTCAGCAAAGAATATGAGAAGAAATATAGAAAGAGTTTTGAAGAGATTATAAACAATCACATCTGGGGTGGAGATATGCAATTTGTTTCAGGAAAAGAGAAACTTGAAAAACATCTTAGAAATCTCTTGTTTAAAGATGATATCTTCTCTCTTGGAGTAACTTCTGATATCCTAAGGAACATAGCACTTTCTGTAAATGGAGTGGATATAAGTAAGGATAAACTTCTTACAGATGTAAAAAATCATGACTTGGTAAGAGAATCTAAGCAAAGACTTCTTGGTAAAATAGAAAGATATGGAGAGTCATACAGAGAAGTTGCAGAACATAGTATCCTACCTATCTTCTACAATCTTAAAAATGATGCTAAAAACACAGCAGATATAAATGTTTTAAGAGATAATTTCATAAAATATACAGAGAAAGCAGAAAATGGAGGAACATACAAGAAATTCTTAGAATCATATAAAAAAGATATATTATCTGCTGTCGATTCTTTCTGTAAAGATTTTATAAAAATCACAGATACAAAAATAGACTCTCAGCAGAGAAATTTTGAAAGTAAAGTAAATGATATCCTTAAAGAGTATTCAGATATATTCCCACATGGAACAGAATACTACTTTGATCAGGAGATAAAAGATAAACTTTCGGATATCAAAGATCATAATGCAAATATTATAGAAGAATGCCACGAAGCATACGGAAAAGAACTTTCTGATATGGTATTCCCAGAGGTTATCCATGAAGATATCAAAAAAGAAATAGAAAATTTGATAAGCAAATTAAACAGTTTTATAAACGAAAATAATAATGATATCATTGTTACAGAGCCTGTATTTGAAAGCAGACTTGATAGAAATGATATTCTAAGTATTATAAATCATGGTACAAAATCTATGAATGAGTCATCTTCTTCTGAAAGAGCAGAAAAGCTTATTAAAAGGCTTATTAAAGATTTCTCTATTGAGGGTAAAGAAGAAAAATATTATCCTGGTTATCATTTTCTTGATAAAATGGAATTTGAATTTGATCAAATAGGATTTAAAATAAAAAATCGTATTGAAGATGGTAATTCTGGTATACTTCAAAGAGATATCCCTGGGCTTGTAGATATCAGTGCTGGGCTTATGGAAAGAAAATATATTGATGTAATATATGAGCGTAAAGAAGAAATCCATAAAGAAATAGACAATGCTGTTGAAGAATATAATAAGATTTTAGGTGGTAAAGGAGATCTTATGAAAGATATTGCATTCAGATCAAAATATGAAATTGATAGCCTTGTAAATGACAGTATAAATAAAGTTAAGAATGAATTTAAAAAAATAAGAACATCTTTAAGTACAGATCTTAAACAAATGTATACAGAAGATTCTACACTTGAAAGTATCAAAAAATATCAAGATAGTAGAAATCATCATTTGTGGGTAGATGGAGTAGTTGAAAGAATGGAAAGATTTATTCTTGACTTACTTAACAAAACTCTTGTACCAAAAATAAGAGAAATCTTTAATGAATTAAGTTTTGAATTTGGAATAAGTCCAACCCAAGTTCATGATGATATTACAAATTGGTGGCGAAAAGTAGAATTTGGAAACAAACTTATCCTTAAAAAATACCTTAGAAGTGGTATGGGAGATCAATTTGATCTTTTTATAAAAAGAAAATACAGAAGACTCAAACCAAATGAAATTGGACTTAGTCAAGTTATTGAATTTGTAAAAGGCGAATATGAAGCATATTCAATGGAATTCAATGGTATGGTGGTAGAAATTTTAAATGGATATGATGTAACATATAGTAGGTATAGCAAATTTAAAGATATCAGTGATACTGCCAGAAAACTTGCCAAAGATTTCCAAAAAGAGAAGTGGGTATATCGTTCATTCTTTGTTAAACATAATGAAATGATCGAAAAATGTATTGAAGACTTTTTATCAGCATATGAAAAAGGCGATTATCACAATGAAAAATGGAGATATCCATATGATGATTGGTATAAAGATAGAAACTTTTACAGAGTTGTTGAAGTTGAACTAGCAAATGCTTATAAAAGATCGGTTAAAGATCATGAAGTTAGTGGAAGATTTAGATATAAAGGTTATTCAACAGTAATGGATGAAACGGATAACCTTTCTAAAAGCAGAAGAGATACTTTCTTTGAAGCAGAAGAGGAGAAGAAGCCTAAAATATCTAAGGAAGAAAGAGAGAAACTGAAAGCACAACTCGATAACTTCTTTGCGGATAAGAAAGAGGCTAAGGCTACTGAACTTAAAAAATCTATTGCTGACAGAGATAAAGCAATAGAAGATGTTATTCTTAAATACTCTACTGAAAAAGAGAAGATACAAAGAGAATATTCTAAAAACATCCAGGCTGCAAAATCTGAGGCTGAGGCAAATAAACTTAGAGCAGAAAGAGATGAGGAACTTCAGAGACTTTCTCTTGAAAAGGCTACTTCTATAGAAGACCTTAAAGAAAGACAGAAAAAGGAGGAAGCTTCTATTAGAGAAAAATATCAAACCCTCTTTGATAAGAAACTTGAAGAGTATAAAGATTCTCTTGGAGATGCCATTCATGACTTTGCAAAAGATATCGAAAGAGGTATTGAAGATGGAATAAAAAGTAATCCAATCTTCCAATAAAAATAAAAATCTTTTTTCTCACTAATAGAGGAGGCTACCCATCAAAAGGTAGCCTCCTCGCTTTTTATGAAGTATTTTTATCTGTTTCTTTATGCTTTAAGCAGGTTGTACATTAGGTCAAGAATACCCATATTTGATACTTTCTTGTCCATATTAACTTCTACTCCTTGTACTTTCCAAATTCCTGTTTGCTCTCCATCTTCATAGAATCCTCTAAGTACCATTTTATTATCGATGTATTTTTTATAAATTCCATGTTTCTTTCCAAGTGAGTATTCACATTCTACATAAAGTTCTCCATTTTTGTAGTATCTAATCATACCATCAAGTTTAGAGTCTACTACTTGACCCTCCATTTCAACTTGACCTTTATGGCTTTTTCTGATTGTTCCATTTATATCAGAGTAGCCATCAAGAACTTGGTCAAATCTCTTCTCTGCTTCAAGAACTTTTCTAAGTCTATCAAGTCCTCTTCTCTTTCTTGAAGAGATTGTAATTCTGCTTGGGAATCCATAAGATTCTGCTACTTTTGATACTGAGGCATCTTCAAAAAGAAGTTTTCTCATTATTTCAGCATCATACTCTCCCTCATGGAACATAGAATCTATCATATCATCAACTTTAGAAGCAGTTGCTTTTTCACTTTCATAGAAAGGAATCTCTCCTGTAAAGATATCCATTTCTTCTACTCCATATTTTTCATTCAATAGCATTTGGAAAACTCCATCATTGTCATCTCCATTGCTTTCTGTAAACATAGAAGATTCTGTGATAAATCTTTTATTTCCAGATGATGCTGTATATTCATCATCTCCCAAGTTTCTAATTCTGTTTTTGTTGTATGTTCTTAGGGCTTCATTCTTTACAACCACCATGAAATAACTGACATATTTCTTGGATTCATCAAAGACATATTTTTTATCCTCATAGAGTTTGACAAAGCAGACATTGAGATTGTCTACTGCATCATCATGATTTTTAAGAATATTGTATGATACTCTGTAACCAAGATTGTAAATTTGTTTGTAAAGTCTTGCAAATGCAGTTTCTGTTCTTGTTGCGTAAAATTCTTTTGCAAGTTCTTGAATGTCCATTCCTTTTTTGTACTTAACCATGTTTTCTAAATTTTTATTTGTTAAACTTATTTGTGAATATTTTTATTTTAAATTTTTTATTGATTGATTTAAGATAACATCATAATCATATCTATATTCAACCTCTTCTTCATCTTCTCTTGCTATTTCTTCATCTGCATATTTCATAAAAAGAAGTCCATTTTTGATAATTTCTCTAAGATAATTTACAATATCTTCTACCCCATAATGCATTGTAGAAGAACCTCCTACATGTGTAGTATCAGAGTATTTGAAACTAATTGGAACAATTGGATTGTCTATAATTTCTCCAAATCCATTATCCATCTTTCTGTACCAGAAACCACCACCAATAATATTTTTATAATAATAGATTTTTAAATCTTTGATGAAAGAGAATTCATTCTCAATGATTTCTACTGCTTGTCTTAGGTTTTCTGTGTGTTGTGTGTTCATTTTAATTGATTTTTTAAAGTTGATTGATTATTTTAATATTAAAGTCTTCTGTATTTTGGTTTTATTAATTTACCATACTTGTCAAAATTGCCTACATTAGTCATGTCTATTTCGTGTGGCACTTTTTCAAGTTCAAGTTGTGAAATGTTTACCCAAGTTTTTGAAGAATCTTCCCACTTAACTTGTACTCTTGGCTCTACAAAGTCGATGATTTCTCCTACAAGTCCTATATTATTACCTCTTGCTCTTACCACCTTTTCTCCAATTTTAACTTCTTCTGTTTTCATAGTTTAAATTTTATCTTACTTTTAAAATATTTGTTTCTATCTCTTATATAAAATTTAATACAAATGCCGTGCCAGGGCGTTGTGATGGGTATCAGAGACATTTTAGTATGACAAAGTGGCAGAATTGTCATACTTCTGACATATTAAGAACTGACAAAATTGTCATACTTCTGTCACTTTGTCATATGATTGATGTCTCCTTATATGACATACCCCATATAAATGTTGGGAGTGATCATCTCTGACCACTCCCAACCTGTTATAATCTGTTTTTAATATTTTATACTGTATATCCATCATATGACAATGTAGTGTAAGTATTTCCTCCCATAAGAGTTTCTCCTGTTACTTCACATCTGTCAATACTTTCATATTTCTTGATGATACTTTTGATTTTCTTTATATCTTCTCTTTCTCTAAGTTCTTTAAGTGAACATTTAACTGGGAACTTAATAGTTACATTTACAAAAGCAGAAAATCCTGCATATCCACTTCTTACTGATAACTTGTTCGCTCCATATCCAAGTTCTTTAAGTTCTTTTCTAATTTGCTGTGCTGTTTCTTTAATTGATATCATTTTTATAAATTTTAATTGGTTATATAAAATAAAATGCAAAAATCATGCCAGTCCATCAAAGTGGATATCTAAGGTACTCAGGTATGACAAAGTGACAGAATTGTCATATTTTTATAATGATTAGATTGTCATATTTCTGTCACTTTGTCATATCCTTAAAACTGTCATATCCTTAAAATAATAATATTTTTATGAAAGATTTTACAGTAGAAAATATTCTAAAAACTCCCATAGGTAAGATAAAGTACATGCTTCTTACTCCAGAAGATGTGACAATTCTTAGACTTGCACAAAGTAAAGACACTAAAATGACTAAACTTAAATGGTGGAGAGACAATAACACTTCACTTGGTGGTTATGTTCTTTGGAACAAAGGAAAAATGACACATGGTACACACAAAGAAATTCTTTCAGAATATAATAGGTGTTACACATCTATGGCAGAAGTTCCTACTATAATGGAAACTGACTATTTTAGAGATGAATTTGCTTTCCTTTCAAATATGTCCCCAGTTGATGTCTATGAAGATAAGGTACTTAGAGATCCCATTACAGGCTTTGGTGTTTCATATCTTGAAAATCTTTATCAAAGTCAGAAATTTGAAGATAAAGAGATAAAAATGAGACTACTTAAAGTAAATCCAGGAGAAGCCAAAACTCTAGGAAGAACTCTCCCTGGAGAAATTCAAAACTTTGGAAGTAAAAAGGTTTTAATTATGGAAAATCTACTTAGACAGAAATTTAATATTCCTACACTTAAAGATCTTTTACTGGCTACTGGAAAACTTAAACTTATGGAAGTTAATCATTGGTATGATTATTTTTGGGGTATATGTAATGGCAAAGGAGATAATAAACTTGGACAACTCCTTGAAAAAATAAGAAAAGATAAAGGTATTGCACTCTTTTGAGAAATATAAATGAAAACCCACCTAATATAAGGTGGGTTTTCTATAACCAAATAAAAAAAATAATAAAATGTTTAAAACAATATTTGTTTTATTTCATTTTATCCTGTAAATACTTAACAGCAAAGTAGGAATCCACTATGTCATTTACAGGACTAAGAATAATATCTTCATTTTTAATATAGAGTTTCTCATCTTCATTTTTTAGGAATTCAAGAAGTGAAGATTTTACATCTTCTTTTATAAATGAAGTGTACATGTCATATTTTGTATAGTTCCCGCTACCTGCTATCTTTTTAATTTCTGTACTGGAAGCCAAATAGAAATCAACTTCTGGATATTTCTCAAAGATTCTCTGTTTAAGAGCATATGTATGTTCTACCATCTGTACAATATTATCTGTACTACCTCTCTTTCCAAAATCATAATTTTCAAGTATAATTTTATCTCCTGGAAGAAGTTCCATAGAGTCTATGATTTCCATAAGAGTCTGACTCCACTGTCTACTTTGCGAGTGGTGTTTTCTATGCCACTCACTTATACTGTCCCACTTGTGTGCAGGATTTTGTATTTTCTTCTTAGTCTCTTTATCTTTTATAATTTTTGGAGGAATAGAAATAGGTTCTCTGTCTACAAGTTTTAAAACTACATTATAATCTTTCAAAGTAGAAAGAAGTTTAGAATCTTTAAAAATATCATTGAGCGTTTTTGTCTTACTTCTTGAAAAGACTGCTTTATTTACAAGTGCAAAATGTTTGTATTCTAAGTTATCATAGAGAGTAAGCCCTGCTGATGAATATGAGAAATCTATGCCAAGTATCTTCATAAAATTTTTATTTTTATATCCTTATTTCTTAAAGTAGTCTTCTGTAGCAAAAACATATTGCATTCCCCGTTCCTGACAATACTTAGTAGCGTACTGCATTTTAGCCTTGATAACAGAATACCTCCTAAGTTTTTCAAGATATGCTTTTTGATTTGTACCTCTTACAGGAGGTGTAATATAAGTTTTGGGTTTTACTTCAACTACATATTTTTTAATAGTACCATCTGGGAGTTTCTTTTCAAAGTAGAAATCTATGAAGTATGTGTGAGGTTTTCCATCTAGTGGAGAAATATATCTAACCTTTATACATTCACATCCCCAACGAATTACCTGTGGATTTGTGTCCAAATCTTTACAGAGCATAAGTTCCCAACTACTTCTGTAAATAATTCCATATGGATTACCTACAATCTTTGATGGATGCGTAGGTGTAAAATATCCTTGTTTATATTTTGAATTTTTAGATGGTTTTATAGAATTTAGTCCCATTATAATGAATTTTTCTTTTCAAGTATAGAATTAAGTTTTTCAATAGCAGAAAGTAGAGCCTGTGCAGTGGCTGTGTCCATACCTCCTGAGGTAATTGTTCTACTTGTAGAAGTAGAAGAAGTAGCAGGTGTTGTCTTTGGAGTAGGTTTATCTCCACCTCCAAATAAATTCTTAAATGTGTTTGTTATACCATCTATTGTTCTACTTACTATATTACCCTCTGACTCCTGTTTTGGAGCAGGTGGAGTAATAACTGTACCTATAGAATCTGGAGGAGTTTGAGCAAGTGCACGACTGTAATTTACAGAAGCAGTTACAGTTTCTACCAGTTTTGCTGTATCCACTTTTGAAACTTTGTCAAGGACAGTGATCCAACTTTCCCAAGTTTTAAGAGTAGCAGGATCTATTCCTTTAAGATAATCTCTGTGTGTTTTAAGTCCCCTGTTAAGTTTATCAAAGATTTTAGCCAGTCTTTCAAGTGGAGAAACAATAGAACCCAGTTTTGTTACTGTATCTTTGCTTATAAGTCTAAGTCCTTTATTTGTAAAATGCATAAATGCATATGTTCCATATCCTACACCAAATATAGTATCCTTAGGATTTGATGATATTGAAGAAAGCACTTTGATTATATTTGCTACTTTTGTAAGTGGATGCAGGAGTTCTGTAACAAGTTCTACACCTCTATCTATGTCTCCATCTCCGATAGTAGTTTCAAGTCCAAACATACCAATTGTACTCTTTGAATCTTCATTTGCTCTACCTATTGTAGCAAATGCAGTAGGTAAGATTCCAAGTAAGGTAGTTATAGACTCAAGTGCAGGTTTAAGATTTGTAGGCGAAAGTTTTGGATCATTCCAAACCATTATAGAATCTTTAAGTTTAGTAAGTGTTCCAGATAGATCAGAAACAAGTCCTATACCTTGCTCTATATGTCCTTTGGAGAATCCATCAGTAAATCCAAGTACAGAAAGAACACTTGGAGAGTAGAACTGGGATCCAGATTCAAGTTTACCTATTTCTGCAAATGCAGATGGTATAGTAAGAAGTACTGCCTGTATGTTGGTATTAATAGCACGAATATCCTGCTCAGATACTTTCATTGTTTTCCAATCTTCTACACCTTTGGAAAGAGATGAAAGTGTATCTCCAAGTTTAGAAACACTGTCTATACCTCTTTCAACATCTCCTT